GAGATAAAGATTATAAAGATAAATTAGATGATTATTTTTTAAATCAAAAAACACTTATAGATGAATTATTAAGAGTTACTAAAAACCATATATTTTATAATATACAGATGTTAGGAAATAACAAAGTAGATTTTTTAAATTTATTAGGTCATTTTAAAGATAATATAAAAGATATAATTATATGGCAAAAAAATATGATTCCACATATTGAACAAGGAGTTATTTCATCATCATTTGAATTTATAATAATATTTAGTAATCAACAACCCGAAAAAAAGAAATTTTATGATGGTAATTTTAGGGGTAATTTTGGAAATGTAATTAAAACATTAAACGTACATAGCAATCCATTTGCTAAAGAACATAAGGCAATAATGCCTTTAGATATTCCAAGAATGTTTATGCAAAAATTCGGTAATGAAAATGATTTATGGTACGACCCATATATGGGAACAGGTACAACTGCAGTAGCAGCAATAGAAGAAAAAAGAAATTGGATAGGTAGTGAAATATCAAAAGATTATTTAGATATTGCAAATAAAAGATTACAACCTTATTTAGACCAACAAACATTATTTTAAATGGAACGTAAAGAAATATTTTATTGTAACTTAACTTTGCAAAATGGTAAAGATAATATCTATTTAAAAAAAGTAGTTTATAAAGAAGAAGATGGATATTTTAAAAACGTTAGATTAGGAATAAAAGAACCATTGAAAGTAATTAAAATTGATGTTATTACAAGTTTAGGATTTGAAAATTTATCAAATGAATATACAGAAGTAAAACAATCAAACGAAAAAAGAAACAAAATAACAGGTGCATACGAATAATAAAAAACAAATATGGAAATTACACAAAGATTAAAAGAAATAATTAAGCAAGAAACAAACACAGATATAGATATTAGAACTCGTAAAAGAGAAACAGTAGAAATGCGTTCACTATATTGTAATGTATTAAAACAATTAAAACCAAATAAAACACTTCAGGCAATAGGTGATACATTAGAATTAAACCACGCTACAGTAATACACGCACTAAAGAACTATAAGATGTATGAAGAATATAACCCTGAATTAAAAAAGTTTAGAACAACCATATTAAGTTACTTTACAATAGATAATGAAGAAGAATTAAAAGAACTATCTGAAATTGAAAAGGTAAAACAACAGCTTTATAAATTAACATTTGAAAATGATAAACTAAAAAAAGAATTACAAGAACAAATAAATAGACCAAGATACGAATACCAAATAATAGATAATTTAAACAACCTATTAAGCAACACAAAAGGTACAATACAACACACACTAATTAACGATAGATTAGAAGCGTTTTATAAAATGAATAACAATATAAAACTATGACAAAATATAAAACAAGAGAAGAAGAAAGACAAGAATATGTAATAGAACAAATAATTAAATTAACTTCATTTTGGACTATTGATATGTGGCACGATTTAAGAAATGTATTTATACCTGACTATTACGAAATAAGACAAAAAACAAATAGACCTCAATTTAATGAATGGAAGTTAAAAATGGTAAAAGAATATAATACACTAATAGAAAAGATATGATAGTAAAAGATAAAATTACTTGGTGGAAACTATTAATAGTATTTATATCTGCAATAGTTTTAGAAGCAAACAGTATAGCAAGTTTCACATTTTTAATGGAAAAAAATTGGTATGGTATGGTTGGAATGGTATTTATAAATCCTTTTCTTTGTTTACCAATGAATCACTTCACAATAGAAGTAAAAACATTTTACGGAAGATTCTTAATAGCTTTAGCATTTGCATTAGGATTTAGCTTAGGAGTATTAACAATAAGACCTTATTTTATTTAGCAAGATATGACAAACAAACAAGAAAAAATATTAGTAGAAGCATCTGCAATAATATGTTCAATCAATATAATTTTAGCAATAATATTAATAATTAAAAATTTAATAGAATGAATACAATAGAACCAATAACAGCAAAAGAACGTGCTGAAATGTTATTTAATAAATATAGTAAAGAATATAACAGGCGAGTTTGTATGGGTACAATGCAACAAACAGAACATTGGAAAGAAGTAGCAAGAGAATTAGCTAAACTTTATAAAAAATAGTTATGGAAGTAGAAACACTTGAAGAAGCGGCTAAAAATTATAATTTAAATACTATTAATGCTTTTGGCGATTATGAATCTTTTATAGCAGGTGCTAAATGGCAACAAGAAAGAAGTTATAGTGAGGAAGATTTAAAAGAAGCATTTAAAGATGCATATTGTTTAGGATTTAGAGATTATTTACAAGTATACTTTAAACAAGAAAAATGTGATGAATGGTTTAAACTATTTATAAATAAATAACTATGGCAGATATAACTAAATGTGCAGACAATCTTTGTCCATCAAAAGAAACGTGTTATAGATACACAGCACCTGCATCAATGTATCAATCTTATGGTATATTCAATAGAGAAGAAGATGCTTATAATTGTGATATGTATTGGGATAATAAACCTAATGATAAAATAGATGATAAAGAATTTATAGAATTAGTTGAACAATTAAAAGTAATTAATTTAAAACTTTAAACAACTATAGATTTTATTTATTATTAATATGTTTAAACATAACTTTTAACTATGGGATTTGAAAAGGGTAATAAATTAGGAAAAGGTAGACCTACAAAAGTAGATGAGCAAAAAGTAAATAACATATTCCTAAAAGCATTAGGTGAATTGTACAATAAAGAAACAGAAGAAGATACTAAAATAGCTTTTGTTAAAGATACATTAATGCAATCACAAAGAGGGCAACTATTTATTGCAGAACATATATTTGGTAAACCAAAAGAAATTATAGAAGCTACACACAACGTAAACGATTTTAATATAAAAGATATCTTCAAAGTTGGGAATAGCAATAAATCAGAAATATAATCTATTAGGTTCAGATAGTAGATACTTTGTAATAACAGGTGGTAGGGGAAGTGGTAAATCATATTCCCTTAACTCGTTTCTACTATTGCTTACCTATGAAGCAGGTCACGTGATATTATTTACACGTTACACTTTAACTTCTGCAAGTGTTTCTATTATACCTGAATTTATAGACAAAATCGATACAGCTGATTTAAGCAACGATTTTTATATAACCAAAGATGAAATAGTAAATCTTAAAACAGGGTCTAAAATCTTATTTAAAGGTATTAAAACAAGTAGTGGTACACAAACAGCTTCTTTAAAATCATTAGCAGGTGTTACAACATTCGTTTTAGATGAAGCAGAAGAATTAACAGATGAAGATATATTTGATAAAATAGATTTAAGTATTCGTACTAAAGGAATACATAATAGAATTTTATTAATATTGAACCCTGCAACAAAAGAACACTTTATATATAAGAAGTTTTTTGAAGATAAAGGTGTAGAAGCAGGAAGCAATTTAATTAAAGGTGATACTACATACATACACACAACGTACCAAGATAATATAGAAAATCTATCTGAATCATTTATAAATCAAATTGAGAATATAAAACAACGTAGACCTGAAAAATATAAGCATCAAATATTAGGTGGATGGTTGGATAAAGCAGAAGGAGTTATATTTACTAATTGGACTATTGGAGAATATAAACAAATAGGTAAATCTATCTTTGGCCAAGATTATGGTTTTGCTTCAGATGAATCAACTTTATTAGAATGTAATATAGATAGTTCTAACAAACGAATTTATATTAATGAAAGGTTTTATTTAAAAGGTTTAACAACTTCTCAGATATACCAATTAAACAAGCAACACGCAAACGATGCTTTAATAGTTGCAGATAGTGCTGAACCAAGATTAATATCTGAATTAGCTACATTAGGTTTAAATATAGTTCCTGCAATTAAAGGGCCTGATTCTGTTACTTATGGTATTAGTGTATTGCAAGATTATGATTTAATAGTATCGCCTGATTCAATAAACTTAATTAGGGAATTAAACAATTACTGTTGGTTAGAAAAAAAGTCAAAAACGCCACAGGATGCCCACAACCATTTACTTGACCCATTGCGTTACGCTGTTACATATCAATTAGGAAATGCTAACAAAGGAAACTATTTTATATATTAATGTCGCAAATTAATACTATTTTTGCGACAAAGTAAATGATGGCAAAAACTTGACAAATTAAACTATGACTTACGGGCAAATGATAGCAACAATACAATGTTATATTCACCACACTACAGGTAAAGAGGTGAATATAAACCTACCACGTAATATAGGTGAAATTAAAAAGATGCAAAAGATGTACTTAATAGCATCGGAACATTTGAAAAGTTAAATAATTGTTAAAACTAATTTATGTAACAAATTTCCCTTCCTC